AGTTCTAAGTTCAGTTAATTGTTGTTCAACATTAATACCTACATCACTGCACCGAGACATGAATGAACGCTTCTTACCTTTTTTAGCATTAGGCGGAACCATGTATTTACAAGCATTAGTTACCCAGCAATCTGAGCGATTAATACCTGCATCTTTTAGTAATCTATCTAATTCTCTACCTGATGAACCTACAAATGGAGTTAATGCAACTTCTTCCTCATATGAAGGTGCTTCACCTACTATAGCAATTCTACCATGTGAATTACCCTTAGCTGGTACGTAGATTTTCATTTGATTGGTTCAGTTATACCATCTCTACGATTTTCTGCTTGTGATACTTTCGTACAACATACTCTTGCGAATACTCTATCTTCCTTAAGTACTGGTATAATGTTATAGTGACCACTTATTTCTGAGTGGCATAATTCACAACAGTTACCGGCAAAATCTAAGCAATCTAATACTCTGTTATCAGTCATTAACAATCTTCGCGCCAACAGCACGCGGTCCTTTATCACCCATTGTAGTTTCAAACTCAACTGTTACATTACCTGACATAGCTAATGATGATTTGAGTTTATCCCATCTATCAAACAATTCTGATATGTGAAGAAAATATTCTTTACCATCTTCACCTTTAATGAAACACCAGTTAGCCGGACGGTCGTTCTTGTTAGGAATTGAACTGATTATACCCTTCATCATTTTAATCCTTTCATAACCTTTAAAGCCGAATTACGTGATTTAGAATTGCTTACGGAAGGAAATTCACTAATAGCTTTAGCAAGTTGTAGATTTTCTGAAGTAGCACCAACCGATAGTTTCATCATCTTAGCAGTTTTTTTAACAGTCCACTTATTATTTTCGTGCAACATTAATAAATGTATTAGTTCAAGTAAGAGACACTTATTCTTCCATACTTTTTCTGCTCGAAATTTATCTATTAATGGTTGCATCGATATTTTTTACCACTCAGCTACAGTAGTTCTTCTATCCTCATCTATCTTGACTAGTTCTACTTGAATAGATTTGTCATTCATACCATTTATTCTAGTAAGTATTTCTTCTAATATTATCAATAATTGATTTGGACTCATATTCTTAGCTGACCATGTACATTCGTCAACTTGAATCGTATCATTATTACAATCAACTTCTATAATCATATATCACCTATTAAAGAGTGGATGCGGCCCCAATATATGTAAGTCTCGTAAGACTATATATCAGGACCGCACCCTAATGGTAAAGTTAACTATCGGCCACTTAAAGGCGTTGCTCCCTTTACACTTTCCCCTGTAAAGGAATCACAACATACTATTAGCGCTAGGTTATGTCTTATCAACATTCATAACTTTATCACGCTGCTATGACCAACATATAAATCAGTCATAACTAGTATTCAGTTATTTACTCTTCGTCAACCTCACCATCATCTTCATTATCTTCTTCATCTGTAGCTTCGATTTCGTCATCTTCTTTTGTTTCTACTACTTCATCTGTCACAGGTTTAGTCAATTCTTTTTCGTCAACCATTTGAAATCTCCTTATGTTAAAGCTAGTTCCATATGACGCATGACACAGAATTACAGGAGCCATGACAGTTGAATGTTTCGCCTTATAGTCATGATTTACCTACTACCTTATTCAGTATATTCGGTAGCATCCATCTTATTAACGAGTATTACGAATAAATAATTCGTAAACCCAATTCCTAGGATTTGGACTAGTTAAAATTCACGCAATCGCCGCAGCTTCTTTCGCCGCACGATACTGATGTTTACACTTATTAACCTGACGACCCTCATATTCCTCGTTAATAATGTAAGCCTCAATTTCCTTACCTACAGCAGCAGCTTCATCAAAACGCGAACCCGGTACAACTTCTCCACCTAATGAGGTAAAGAAATCCTTCATAAATCCAATAGCCTTACTATTGAAGTTGATAGTAAGCGGAACTTCCTGAAACTTGGTATCACCATTATCAGCATTCTTAATAATGGAACACTCATAGTTGTAGTTCGTACTATCACCTTTAGCTGAAATCTTCTTTTCCAGCCCTTCAATCTTCATACGGTACCATGCAGGTTCAACCAAAGTACCGCGTAAAATGTCTTTTTTTGTGAATTCAATCATGGTGTTTTTTCTCTTTTGTTAGTTGTTGTTTGTTTACTTTAGGTTTTGTGTTGGTTGTTGTCCGTTTAGTTTGTCGATAGCTTGCTTAATCCATCCTTTGTAAAGTGGCTGGTCATTAAATACAATCTTCTTGTCTAACGGTAAACATGTACGGGCGTAATCATCACCTGTATGTGATGTTACTAAACCATATGCACCCTCCTTTGATAAGTCAACATTTGCATCTACGTTAAAGTGATATATCTCATCACAATACGCAGGTATCTTGGCAGAAATAACTTTACCGCCCGTAACAATAATACGAGCAAAATGAGTAGACTGTTTCTTTTCTTCAGGTTTACGCTCACCGACCACATGAGCAATAAGAATAATGTTTACACCGAAATGTTCTTGTATATCTTTTAGTATCTTTACAGTCTCACTAAATGCGGCCGCTTCAGCTTTATAATCCTCAATAGTATTGATTTCAATACCACCACGTTTACCACCTTTATCACTACCATCAGTAGTTTTGGTACCTGAAATCATATCTATCGTTTGACTATTAATACTATCACCTTCCGATGTGATGCTGTCTACAACTATAGTTTTAGCTTTACAATTAGTTTGGAGTGATTTAAGTTTCATCTCCATTTTAGTGTAATCACTATAATTGTCATATTCTACTTGTGTTGCATCTATTCCCCACATTTTCATTGGTTTAAGTAATGATGCCATCTTCTTATCATGACTAAACCAATATTGTGGTGTAGGAAATGATAATGCTTGAGTAGATTTACGAGTACCCGGCTCACCTTTAAACATGTATGTTAGATGATTTACTGTGACTACACTTAATAGAGGCATTGTTATTTAATCCTTCTCGTATAAAAATTTATAAACTCACGTCTATCAGTCAATTCACTAATTCTAATCCTAATATTAGTTAGGAGGAGTTTCAAGACCGGCAATAATTTCGGCAAGCTTATCGCGTACATCTTTTTTCTCCTCTACTTTCTGACTTAGTTTTGGATTGAATGGCTTTTTAGTACAACTCTTACAATGAGGCAAACGTAATCTCATTGCAATCTTATCCATTATCATTAGGTCGCCGCACCGATTACATAAACATTCTTTACCAGCAACTAAGTCACGTTTCATATAGTGCTGACAACCAGGTAGATTACAACGATATACAATGTAATCTGGTTTAAATGCGTATCGCTCGTAACGGTGAAAATGTATCTTCTTCTTTTTAAAGTTAGGAGTCATAAATTACGTTACCTTTTTCGTCGTACTTATCATTGAAATGTGTTGGTCCGTAGCGATTATAGTAACCAATCTGAATCGAATTACAAACCCAATTAATATTTATATCGTGCTTAACTGTTACCTTAACTAGCATGATAATCAGATATGGTATTATGTCATCACCATATGCAGATTCTATTGACTCAATAAGATTATCTGTATCTCCATCTACTTGATTTGTCTTATCATCCGGTTCATTATCAGCCATGTTATCTTTTTTTAAATTTGTAATCATAAATAGCAATTTCTGTTATTTCTATAATTCTAACAGATGATGCATTTCTAGTAATGTAAGGCTTATGAGCCATGATTTTAGCTCTTTCTAAATCATGACCTACCCACATTATATCCCATTTACCTGATTGAAACACTTTAACTACATACTTCATCTAAAATCCCCTTGATGGTCACACCATTGTAACATATACTTAATTATATCGGTTTTATTAGTTTTACCACAACTACCACATTGCCATGTGATATTTAAGAAAAACCATACGGCTACTACTAATGCTGTTACTACAAAAGATGATAATGCATGACCATATATTATCCAAAATTCAATATGAATCATGATTAATCATCAATATCTTCAGAATTAACTGGGTCCCAAGTTTCACCAATCTTAAAGTTAAGTTTCATAAACCTATCTCTATCAGATGGTTGAGACTCACAAATCCTACGATACATACATCCATTATACTTATCACAATGAGTATAACGTGGAGGATAGAAACCACCGTTACGCAAATCAACAAGATACTTAGCGTAATATCCTATTGTTTGTACTTGTTCTGCTAATTGCTCAGCACCATACGACATTACTTGTCTTACAAATTTCTCATTTGGTTCTAAGTTTTTCTGAAACCCAATCTTATCAACAAACATCTTACGAGTCTTAGCTATTAGACACTGACCCATGAACTGATTATTAAGAGATAAAGTATTCCGTAACTGCTTCATAGTCTTATAATCACCGGGCATTATGTCCTGATACGTATCAACCATCGTATCGAGTTTAGCTTTCCATAATACTCTTACGTCATCATCTTCAAATACGACGGCACCGCGAACTTTTTCAGCTTCTAGCGGTACCCATGAATCATTCTTCCACCTATTAAAATACATCTCCATTGTAGTTACAATCCACTTGTAACCTACCTGCTTAATCTTACCTTTAGCTTTACTTTTAGTCCCATCTTTAAGAATCTTGTTAGATATTTCGTATTCATTTTCTTCAGGTATGTTCTCAGCGGTTTTATAAAACTCAGCGCCGGCCTCCATACCTAGAGCAATAGCAGTAGGTTTAATTTTACCATCAATAATGGATAGATTATAAACTTCCATTATCTTGTGTACTAACTGACCCACTTCTAATGGATTAGCAGTACCACTAATGGGTATAATATTCTGATTGAAACGTAAATCAAGATAGCGTTCGCAAGCCATAAGAGCGGTTAATACAGTCGCATCCATTATGACGTTGTGCTTCCTGATTAATATCTCAGGTGATGCTTGCGCATCAGTTATTTGTATTAGTTGCTCAGTCATCATGTTTAATCACTCTATATTGCTTACCCATAATTTCTGCATCGTGAAGTATTTCTAATGTTTTCTTACTACCACGAATATAGTTGTGAAAGGCTAGAATCAAATCCATGTAACGTAAGTAATCGGTATTATCTTCAGCAATTAAACGAGACTTCATACCTAATTGGTCGGCAGTAACTTTACCAATAAGGGCCGCACCCTGTTCTAACTTATAGTAAACAACTACATCATCATTACGAAAGTCAGATAGAATTTCTTTAATACGTTCTTGATTATTCCATCTTCTGTCACCACATATTAGTATGTTCATTAAGTTATGACACCTCAGATTCAAAATTATACCAGTTAGTTACGAATTTCAAATAGAGTTTACACTCTATGTTACTACAGAATTTATTATCAGCTATAGCATCCTTAAGTAAACCATTACATTCAAGGCAACAAGCGACATATACATATTTTCTAGTCATTTCGCATCAACCTTTGCATTATGTCGTCTAATCTTATCAATCTTCCTAGCTAACTTACCTCTTACTTTTGGTATCTTACGTCTAATTGTGCCATTTCCATCAGACGTATAATTCTCTGTTAATGTTTTTACTGGCACATTATAAACACTATTAACGTAATCAAACATTTTCATGGTTGGTTAACTCCTGCAATCTTTTCTAATCCAGTAGCAATCTGACTTAACTCGTAATACTTTTCCAGATTACTAATTTTGTGATAATCTCTAGCTTTCTTACGTATTACATCTGCTGCTTGCTCTACTACTTTCTTTTCCCAATCTTCTAATATGTCAGTCTGGTTTGGAATCGACATATTTAATCCTCGTAAATGAATCAACACGAGTACCAATCTTAATAGTTACATCACAATCGAATGGTAGTAATACTCCTCGTTTAATATCTTTAGTCGTATACTCGATTAGTATTACTTGCTTCTTTAAAACCATATCTTCTAAAACTTCATGTATATCTTCTTTAGTTGAACCTATAAATTGAACACCACATTCAGCTAACACTGATTCTAATAGTGTTGCTCTATGTAAGTATCCTAGTATGTGCATACGAATCATTTCTCTAATAGTCATAATCCACCTGTAGCTATAACTTCTAATTCTCTAGCAATTTTTTCTAATTCGCTGTATCTTTCATACGCTGCGAATGATGCATCTTTATCATGTCTACGTAATGAATCTCTATTAAGCTCAGACTTATCTAACCATTCACGAGATTCCATACGTAATATTACTATTGCACGTGCCAAATCTAACTTATCTTGTGTGCTTAGCGGCATGATAATTTTACTTTTTAAAGCCATTAATCCAATTATCCACTAATTCTTTATGTTCCGGTCGCAAGTCATCATACGATAATGGATACTGCCAGAAACCATTTACATCTAATTCACCATATCCATATGTAGGTGAGTCATCTATACCAGTAGAAAAACAAAGTCTTTCACCTGATTTATAACGAACTAAAGCGGTTAATCTATCGCTATGTGTAAATGACATTTATGCCGCCTTCTTCTTAGCATTATACGCTGCTACAATAGACTTAATGATTTCGTTAGTTAATGAGTCTTCATCCCAAACAATATGTCCTGCATTAGGATTGTTACTCATTACCTTATGAAACTCAATTCTCTTACGCGATACTAACTTATCAAGATGAGCATCACAAGTATCTTCAGCTTCTACATACACAGCATTAACAAATGTAGACATTTGACCGATACGTATAAATCTTCCTTCTGCCTGTTCTTCATTAGCAGGATTCCATTGTCTTTCGTGCATTACACAATCTGCACAAGTCTGTAAATCTAATCCTTCACCGGATGCTAGAGTAGACGCAATCATAAATGCGCGCTTACTCTTATTAAATGCATCCTGTATCTGTGTTCGTTCGATACTACTATTAGAAGCAGCTAATACAAATAACTCGCAATCTGTTTTCTCACGCTCAAATAATTCTCTTAAACCCTTCAAAATCATTGCAGCAGGGTCTTTATGATGCACGAAGATAACTAACTTCCTATCAGTCTCTTCTAAAAACTGTTCGCAATAATCTAATGTAGCAGGAACCTTAGCTGTTCCTACAATCTGACGCATACGCATGATAGATTGATTAATAGCAGCAGTAGATTTAAAATTACCTTCCGTCCCATCTATTGCAGCTTGATTAGCAATCTTAGCAATGATTTCTACTTCAGCGTTATACGAGTTTTTGGCCCAATCAGGCACCGGACAGAAAAACTTAGTCCTATTAACTTTTGGTAGATTAGGCATTACATCCGCACGTTCACGCCTAATTGCAATATCCTTAATGTGCTCTTTAAACTTAGCAGGATTACGAATACCACCTTCTTTAACCTTATCATTCTCTACATACGTATCAACCCATTGGTCTTTAAATGCCTTGTAACTATAGAATTTAGTAGGGTCTAACATATTGAGAACAACAAAATACTCACTACCACGATTTTTCCACGGTGTTCCGCTAGTAGGTATTACTGATTCGCATTCCTTTACAATATCACGAACCATTTGAGTCTGAGTAGAATCAGGATTCTTAACTGATTGACATTCATCAAGTATTACAGTCTTAATACCTACTGCTTTGAATTTCGATAAATCGAATTTTCTAAGAGCAGCGTAACTAATAATGTAACCTGATAAACCCGGTATCAGCGCATCTTTACTAGTCGCTATTACCTGTGGAAATGCTTGCGGTCCCAACCATCTA